GAACGTTATAGTTTACTGCGTAAACAATACATCGTTCGTTTTTTGTCTGTACGTTTCGTAAAATAATATTACATTTGTTTATTTTACTAAAATTACACGTTCCCGATGGTTCATATTTTGATGCGTCTAAACAAAAATGATACGCGTAATAGTTTGTATTATCGGGTTTATTATTAAACGTGTTAAAATCTGATATACCGAGTGAAGATTTTGTATAATTTTGGATGGTATGAAAAAATTGTGGACTCATGTTTTCTATGGTAGTTACACCATTCATTTGGATGTCTCCGGTATCGAAAGATATATCGGGTCCAAAAAATAATGATTTTATGGGATGGTTAAATTTAGATAAATCTAAATCAACAAATCCTTTATTTATGGGTTGTTCTATTCTTTGTGTTTGTGTTATTAGAAAATCCATTTTTTGTGATGCAAACCGTTTTCTTTCTTGTGCGTCTACGTATATATAATTCGCGTAAGTTTTAAAAGTGTTTATACTCTGTTTTTTAAACGATATTCGTATTTCTATTTGATGGTAGTGTAAAGATACGAGAGGAAAGAAAAGTTTTTTTGCACAGAAAAATAAAGGTAAAGCTATAAAAGTGGAACACGATGTGTATTTTTTTGATTCTGTATCGACGAGGTAATTTTTCCATACGTCGTTTACAAAATCAAAAGGTTGTGAATCTATGATTTGTCCACCTATATATAAATCAAATATCGCACCTTCAAACGTGTTTAAAAGATCTTTACCTTCGAACCATATTGCATTAACTATATCACCGTTTTTAGGTAAATTTATGGAACAGTTTGTAGTATCGACGTCTTTTATAAATTTAGAAACTTGTGCAAAATTTGTATGTCTACTATATTTTATATTAAAAAGAGACATACCATTTTCGTTGGAAGTCAAATAAATGTCTTGTGAACCTTTTGCTGCGAGTTGTACGATTGCACCAGACATTTATGAAATTATGACATTATAAAAATAAACATTTTCCGCTTATGAATTTTTTATCACTGTTTTCTGTGTTATTGTTTCGTGTGTTTGGTATTTTAAAACCACCTTGTCTATATACTTTTAATCGTTTGGTATACATGGCGTGGCATATAGACCATTGATCAAAAATATCATAAATATGTGGATTATTCTTTTTACCGTGTGTCTCTCTCATTATTCTTCCGATCGATTGGACTATATCCGATTTGGGTGTTGTTAAAATAACTGTATCGAGAGTTGGTATATCGAGACCTTCGTGTGCTTGACTAAAAGTTGCGAATATAATTTTCTTTTTACTCGACTGGTTTAAATCTTCTTCTTTCATACCACCCATGTATAAACCAGAAGTTGTTTTAAAACACTGGTGTAAAACTTCACAGTGGTGTCTTCTGTCTGTTAAAACAAGAATTTGTCTCGTTGTTTTAGATAAATCTTTTATGAGTTTTGTTATTACAGTATTTCTTTCTCTATTTTCTGTGAGTTCTGTAATCATGGTCGCGAGTGATAATTTACCCTGACGAGTACAAGGTGGTGGGTCACTGAATCTGTGACACGTAAATTCGATTGGGAAAACTTCAACCTGGTCCTGATTTTCGCGTTCTATGACAAAAAAAGTTGGTCCCATAAACCAATGAAGAACTTTCGTAAGACCGTCTTTACGAGTTGGTGTTGCTGATAATCCGAATATATGTTTTGGACATAGTTTAAAAAGGGATTGTGAAAATACTTTGGCACATATATGGTGTGCTTCATCAACAATGAGTGTCCCGATTGTATCGAAATCGTTAAATGAGTATTCTTTTAAAGATAATGATTGAAGCATTGCGATTATAAAATCACACTCTGTTTCTTTTTTATTTTGTTGGACTATTCCTATAGATGCACCGGGGCAAAATTGTTGGATTCGTTCTTTCCATTGATTTGCTAAAAATTCTTTATGGACAACAATCATTGTTTTATAACCTAATTTACATGCTATCGCCAAAGCAACGGTTGTTTTGCCAAAACCGCAAGGAAGTGAGAGGATACCATGTCCTGCTTTAAGTGCCGCCGCCATAGCATCGTTTTGATGTGTTTCGTCACGTAGTTTTCCATTAAACTTAGTTGATATTTTAACTGGTTCTGGACGACGATCTTCTTTTGGTGGTCCAAATTTATCTTGACCGTAAAAACGGGGTACACATAGACCTGATTTAGCTTTTCTGAATACTTTAAAAGGTGGTGGTGGAAATCCGAATTCTGTATTTACTATGGCACGAACCGTGAGTTCCTTTTTTATTTCCTGCGTCTCGCATGTAATATATCCAGAACGTGTAAGACTCATTTACTATTATTATTTTTTAAACTTTATATACTTCAATACCCATGAGTATCCACTATGTTCGTGGGCATTCCATACGCCATTAAATTGAATTTCTGCTTGTATAACATCACCTTTTACAAGTGATTGTACTGGTTTATCTCCGTCTACGTTACACATAACGCGTCGGTATCTGAATGGTACCTTTACTTTTAAAACATTACCTTCGAGTGGATCATCAAGTGTATCTGGGAAAAATATGACATTGGATTTGTTTACGTGTAGTGCGAGTATATAGTCACGTACTTTATCGGATACGGTAATTCTTATATATTTTTTTTCGTTATATTCGTACATAGGTTCGTACACGATTGCTTCTACAGGGAATACCATTTTAATTATTATTGGTTTTAAAACTATAAGTATTTTTTTATAAGTAATACTAAGATGGCACTATGTTTATCAACGAAAATGCCCATAAAAATACCATCCAAGCAAAAGTCTAGGACGTGGAAGTTTGCTGGTGAGTATTTATTACGGAAACAGTTTCAACAGGATCAGGTAAAGTTCGGTAAGTGGACGAGGGATCAGATTATCGAACTTGGACCTACTTTTGTTAAGATAGGTCAAATAGCCTCGTCGCGAGTTGATTTGTATCCATTGGAGTTTACACAACAACTTGAATCTTTGCAGGATAACGTACCTCCAATCACTAAAGACGTTGTTCGATTAATGGTTAGAAATCATTTAAACAATAACGTATTTACGTTTTTTGATTACGAACCGTTTAAATCTGCGAGTATAGGACAAGTTCACAGGGCAAAATTATCGACGGGTGAAGAGGTTATAGTTAAACTCAAACGACCGAACATATACAATATAATGAAAAATGATACAGATAATATAAGACAGATTGTTGAGTTTCTTGAAAAAATTGGTATAGATACGGGTGCAAATACGGGGTACGTTCTCGATGAATCCATTGATTTTTTATTAGCGGAATCGGATTATGAAAAGGAAATAGAGAACGCTAAAAAGTTTAGAAAACGAATGAAAAAGGTAAAATGGATGAAAGTACCTAAAATATATACCGATATATCTAGTCAAAATATGATTGTCATGGAATACGTTCCTTCCGAAAAACTTGAAAGTATAAGCGATTCGCGTGTAAATAAGAAGAAAGTATGTGAAGCTCTTCTTAATTCGTATGTTATTCAGACAATGGATAAGGGGTTTTTCCACGCCGATCCTCATCCGGGTAATTTGGGGTTTTCCGGTGACGGGAAACTTGTTTTTTACGATTTCGGACTTGTTATTGATATATGCGATGAAATGAAAGAAGGATTCAAAGAAATGTTTTTACACATAATAAATAAGGATACGAAAGGTATAGTTGATGTACTCATACGTTTGAAAGTTATTTTACCGACGACCAAAGATACGACTGATATTGAACTTTTTTTCAAAACGACGCTCAATTATTTAGAAACACTCGATGGTAAAAATCTTAAAGATGAAATATTGAGTGACGATACTTTATTGAAATTGGCACAAGAAAAGCCTTTTATTATACCAACATCTTTCGTGTATCTCGCAAAGACATTTTCGACTATAGAAGGGACGTGTGTAAAACTCGATCCGAATTTTACATACATAGAGTACCTCGAACCTATACTCAGAGATCAGGTTTCTGATGTTATAGATATAGGCGGTATGTTTTCAACATCCATGGAAATGCCTACTCGTGTAAAGAATATAAGCACAGCGGTTTTAGGTATGGAACAGTCTCGTGCGTCCATGAAACGAACTATAGATAAAACTCGAAGGGAAATGAGGTACGTGCAATACAGTGTTTTATCGGCTGTATTTGCAGGTAACTTGTTAGAACAATACAAAGAAGTATCCATATTTTTATCGTTATTAAGCCTTGATTTAGCGTTTAGGGCTTTTCGTAAAAATCGATAGCTGTAGTTTCTGTAGATGGTGCGTTTTTACATTGTTTTTGTTCGGAAAAGAATTCTTTATGTTTTTCAAATAAATTTTTGGTACGTTCAATCTCATCTTGGGAAATTTCCTTTAATTTATCTTTTACGTTATCAATTTGCTCCTGTCTCTGTTTACGAAGTTTTTTCCCAAACTTCTTAAATTTCTTTTGCGTTGACGCAAAACTTGTCGCGGCTGTGGAAAGTGAAAACATTGTTAATCTACTTACTATTATCGGATATTTTTAATCCGAGTAGTATTAATTTTTCCTGAAATTCTCTTCTTTCACCAACTGAATCTATTGGAGTTCCGTTGGCGATAGCTTCTATTTCGGGTCCAGACAACTGAATTGAATTCATTCTAAAATCCATGAATGCTTTCATGGTTACAGGTACGAGTGGTTTGATGAGTTCATAAATGGCTTCGGCATATTCTCTTATTTCTTTTTGTGCACCAAGTTCCATTCTAAGACGGAGGTAATGCATGAGATTGTGTAGATCTATTTTCCAATAGAATTCTGTATACGTAGATTGAGTAAGTGTACCTCGTGCTTGTTCTCTACATACTCCATCGTCGAGTAAACAATTATATATTTCAAATGAATTATCAAAGTGATTATCTAATGATTGTGATCTTTCGTTATTAATATCAATTTCACCTTTTGAACCTTGGTGGTTTATCTTTGACTGACCGCGTAAAATATCGGGTTTATAATATTGTTCTGGGACTATAGAATATCGTGCCGAATATTCGTTAATACTTGCCATTCTATGACGCATATGTTGACGTGCTATGTATATAGGCATTTTAATATGAAACTTGAATTCGACCATTTCGAAAGGTGTATTATGCCAATGACGCATTAAATATCGAATAAGACCTGCATCACCTCTGGCAGTTTTTGTTCCTTCACCATAAGATACACGCGCGGCTTGAACTATAGCTGCGTCAAGATTTTTTTGGGGCATGTGATCAACAAGTTTAACAAAACCATAATCGAGTACGTTTTTCTCCATTATACATTTATTAATTCATTTCTTTAATTAAATCATCTATACTTTTATAATATCTTTTGAGATCTTTCATG